TACCTCGCAGTAAAGTATCCACCACTGGTGTCAATCAATAATACCCGAATGATTTGTTGATATAAGTAAATGGTGGTTGAATACATAGGATCCTCAAAACGTATTTATGGGTAATAACATCTTTGAAAAGCTGGCGGAAAAATATCCGTTTATAACACTGTGCTTGTATGCCAATCAGGAATACGTGGGCGTGGTGCAAAATCGCGACGACGCTGTTACAACCATCTACGACTTTGGATCAGTAATAGATCAGTCTGACAAATTGTTGTTTTTGGAACTGGCCAACACCTGGTGGTGGGAAAGCAACCGCAGTGTGCCTATCAATATATTTTTACGTGGAGATTGGGATCAATTTCGTTTTACACTGCGAACATTCTCCAACAAAGATCTTGAAATCTTACACGGTCCTGTGTGTAGTCTAATAGATATTGCCCGCAAAAAAAGCAAGCGCAGATCAATTACTTTGGTCAGGCGTATCGAGTAAGTTCATGTGTAAGGCCACCAAGGCTGCATATGAAATTGCGTGACTCTTCTTGAATGTGTAACCACGCGATTCATTGCCGTCCCAGACTTCAGCAAATACTTGATCCCAGGATTTTCCTTGCAAGTGTGCTTTGCCTGGTCTAATGATACTGATAAAAGCAGCCATCCTAGGTATTGAGTCAGGCTTCATTGCAGCCATCAAGTCCACGTAGTTGCCCACATGTACCAACTGACTGGCCCAGGCTCTGTCTGTCCATAGTCTTGACCAGGAAGGTGCGGCTGCCAACATCTCTTCATAGTGTACAGGATCGCGAATCAACTGATACACACTCATGTTCAACAGATCAATTTTAAAGTAGCCACGCTGTTCTGCTAACTCATAGTCTATGGCTGCACAGCCGTGTTCTGAGTCTTGCGGAATGTCTGTGACATAGATGCCAGAATTGTGCCGACGTGGTCGACCATCCACAACCTGTCTAGCAGGCGTGTGACGGATCAGTTCCAATATCTTAGAACGATCCGGAACGTCAATGTCAATATCTGCACTCATGTTCTACACAGCGCCACAACAGTTTTTAATTGCTGCTCGGCTTCACGCACAGAACCCAGGGCATCAGCCACAGCAGGATACTCTTCAGCCATGGCCCGAGCTTCCTTTTCTTTTTGTATTTTGTCAAGTGCCCAGTCAATAGCTGATTCGGCCTGACCAGTGAGTCCCACAGTGGCTTGTGCCATAATAAATGTTTGCCAACTCTGGCCATTGTAGAATTCAATTTGTTGAGTGCTTGTGTTGAATCGTAGGTCACCCACGCCCATCATACCAGCACCAGTGTTAATGTAGTTACTAGCACTGTTGCCACCGCCCACTATAATGTGCTTGCCTGTGCTAATTATTGTTTTGATCATGTTACCATCCTGCCTGTTTCAATATTAGTTTTGCGTACTCGGCATCTGCGGCGTAGTCTGCAAACCGTTTTTGCCACACATCCGAGTCTATGTAAGGCCATATCATGGCCACCTGGTCGGCAGTGAGTTCGCCCAGGAACTTCTGTCCCGACTCAGAGTTGTATATCACCCAGGGACTGATGCGTCCTGTTGTGATAGCATGGCACATGGCATGAGCACTGCCGTAACGCAAACAATCATGTGGCGGTGCTGAGTGTCGCTCACTCCAGTCAACGCCAAACTCCACTGCTCGTGCCAGAGCATCTGGCACTGCTTCTACCTTCAAATAGTCCAGCAGGTACTCAGTGTAGACTTTGTCTGACGCCCAGTTGTCAATTTTCTTGTTGTGTTTCAACAACCAGACCGTGAACTGTGCAGGATTGATTGCTCTGGTGGCCACGCAGTATCTGCCAAATTTCACAAAGGCTCGGTAGTAGGGAGAATCTGCAAAGTCATCGAATGTTTTGAGTCTAGACGAGCCTTGTGCAATCTCGTAAAATTTCAAGTAAGACTGAAAGCCCAGTTCAACACCACGTTCATCCCGTTCCGATCTGCGGCGTTTGGGTTCGCACATGTGAACTGCAATACTGGTCTCTCTTGCAAATTCTTTTTTACAAAAAACACACTGATGACTCATTGTAGTATTTTATGTTCATTGATGTAATTTGTCAAGTATGTGTTTAGCACATGATGTTTGCCCCATTCCGGATGCGTCATGTCTGGAGGAACAGAATATTTTGAGTCAGCTGCATAATTTGTTTTGGGCACACCTTGCTCATGTTGATATGCAACGGCACGCCACTGGAATCCATGCACAATTTCTGCACATGAATTCAACAAGGCAAGTTTAGGATCCTGGAGATGCGGCTGATACAGATTGTCTGCTTGTTGGTACAACAACACCTGGTGACCACGACTTTTTAAATCGCGTATGGTGCTCAACATACGGTACATTAGATCTTCTGTACGATCAACAATGCTGTATATTTCACTCTTTAATTTGGTCTCTATAAATCTGTCACAATCTTGTTCGGTCCAGTGCATTTGCCATCTTGATTTAAATTCTTGATTTTGTGGGTTGACCCAACGACCCTCAAAAGTGTTTTGTTCTTCGCAAATTGGCAATTCCAGCCTGCTGACAAATGTCATGCCCAGTACATAAAAAGTTGGCACAGATGCTGCATAACTGTGTTTCAATGTGGTTCTCAATATTCTGCTGTTGGCGCTGCCGCCTATAGCTAAACTATGCGCCGACTCAAGCCCCAATCGATTTGCTAGATCAACCTGTCCTTGGCCACGTGCATAGCTGTCCATGTAGCTGCATCCGTTTACTATCAGTCGTCGATACTTCATTTGTCGTTGCCTTGGTCTCGTATGTGCTGATCAAGTTCTTTTTTGGTTGTGATACTAGCTAGTAACGCTATCTCATCTTCTTTGTATGTGGGAAACAAATCTGCAAGTTGTTTTTTCATGCTGCTGGCACCTGCTTCTTTTTTCTTTGGAGCAATCCAGTTGTGTCTGGGTGTGCCCATGCCTGGACTTATGGCAGTGGCACACAACCATTGCAATTCAGGATGCCGGCTGATGTTGAAAAAGTGCTTGTTCAGTCGCTCGTTGGTGGCAATCAAATAAAATTCTTGCATTTCCCTAGAACCTTCCACACAGCTGGCCCAGCGAATCATGAGATAGTTGGAAAATTTCTTGCGTTCCTCGGGTGTGAGGTCGCTGTAGAAGTTTCTGTTCTTGCGATCCAGTTGTCGCATCTCATTGGCAATGTTAAGTTTATCGCTCATCGTTCGACTACTAAACGTACATTACCATTCATACTGTCCCGAATACAGGCCAAGTTAACATCCAAAATTAAAAAATTTAAATTTAACGTTGACAATTCTTTTCTAATGTATTGGTCGTATTGTGATCTACTTGGTGTTATCGTCAAAAACTCTTGCAATAAAAACTGGTTTGATTCTCTTTGTATCATTCTCTGTAGGTTAAGTGCTAAAAATCCACGACCACCAATTGCGATCATTGACACAAAGTCTAAAACAACTTTTTTAAACAGATGCAACGGATGAAAATGCAAAGCACATATTGAAAATACTGATTGGAAATAATTTTGATGTTCTTGAATATACACATCATCAACAAACCCATGGATATCGCCATAAAAATTTACCGACGGTGCTGATATACCATGCTGGAGTATACATTCTTGTTTGATCCAAACTGGTAAATTTTCAAAATCTTTTTTATTTAAAATCATTGGCCAAGTTGAGTCTTTTACATTGTTATACCAGTTAACTAGTTTCATATCTGCTATAATTTCTTCAGCGCCGACACCAATCAGACGAGGCAAATATGATTTAAACAAATTAGCACCACATCCTATATCATAAATTGCATTGTAATCTTTTTCTAATAATGGCATTAAATAATAAAATATTGTAGCTGAAAAAAAGTTTGAAAAATCTTGTCGTGGTGTAGAGCTTGTATTAATATGACTTATCTTATTGGGGTCATTCCCATTGATATCCAATGACAGACACGGACCGTGGCTGTCATTGGAGCAAGATAGCGATTCGCTATCTTGCTCCCATAATAGGTTTGACTCGCCAAAGTCCTGTTCTAATTTTTTATAGATTTTGGTGTTTTTAAATATTTTTTCAAATTCAGTTTTGTTGTACGGATTGATATTTTTTATCATTTGTTCACTTTGATCAACTTGTATATGACTATAACACGGTCCACAGCATCTTGTAAAGTGGGATTGGTACGGGCCAGGCGTCGAATTTCGCCCCACATTTTATCTTCCTGCACACGGTCGAACAAGCTATCCCCAGTTGATGTTTGTTTGGTGTAGTCAATTTGATGACCAGTCACAGGATCGTATCCGTAGCCCATGAGTTGTCTGGTACTGGGATCAGCGCCTGATTCACGAGCATATACTTCATTGCCCACACGCTCGTAGATATAAGTGGCGCCGGGTTTAAGAGTTCCCATACTTGTAACCATATTGTGCATGTGCCCAGCGCAGGAATCGCTCTAGGCCTGCCTGATCTTCTGGGTAACTTTCCAAGTAAATCTTGGCCAAGCGATTGAGTGTTTCAAAAATTTGAGGTTCGGTATATGCCATATGTTACCATGCCTTGTTATAGTCCACTATCTCACAGTTGCGACTGACATCTTTCACAAAGTACACACAGTCTGGATC